TCTTCGATGCGTTCCAGTAGTTTCTCTACATCTTCATAACGACACCAAGGCCCATCCTTGTCCTCTCTACGGACATTTCGAGACCATTCACTTTCTTTCGTAAAGTAAAAACGCCTAATCTTCATCTTTTCCTCTTCCTCTCATTGTTTTATCTTCTTCTAGCCAGACCAGTCGGTCAATGTCAGCACGAGCAATGCCTATATCAGCTAATTCTTTATCTGTCAAGGCATTTAATTGTTTAATTGCTATGCGGTGTGTACGCCATGTGGCTAGGTAGTTCATGTACCGCCAGAACCATGACATTCCTGTTTTCTTTTTACTCATCGTGTATCTCCTGATCCTGCAATCTTACCACGACGTTGGCGATCACGTAGTTTCTTTAGGTTCTTGATTGCAACGTCCTGCATATCAACATTCAAGTCACGGCACAATGCGGCAATGTACCACAGACAATCACCAACCTCATCAGCGATAGCCTCACGATTGAAGACACCATCACGCATGATCTTCTTTACCTTGTTAGCAACCTCACCAGCTTCTGCTGCAAGACCCAACGCAGGGTAGATGATAGCATGTTCCTGTTTGTAGATAGCTGTCTTCGATGCCATCTGTGAATACTCGTTCATACTAATGAAGGGTTCACTGTAGTATTCCCATGCATCTAAGTCTGTCTCGTTAATCATTCTTCCCAACTTTCTATCTCTTCTTCTTCGTTACTTGTATCTATGAAGTCATCAAGTTTCAGTAGACCCTCTTCGTATAAGAGTTTGAACACATGATACTTCGTAATGTCTGCGTTTTCTAACACGTAATCTGTGTCGAAGTCTTCGGCCAGAACTGTTAGTTTATCCTCTACAGTAAGCATTGTCAAGACCTTTTCTCCTTGATCCATGAGAAAGGAATAGTTTCCTTAGCGTACAGGAAGCCATGCTTCTCACACCAGTCAGCATAGGTTGTCTTAGAACCCTTTAGTAACTTGGCGTTAGGATTGCTGAATACAAATCTGATGTCGTACTCAGGGTGTTGCTCTTTTACCTTTAAGTGTTTCATTCTATCTGACGGAAGGAACCGCCCCTTAGTTTCTATTATTATTCCATTCGGTAGGATGAAGTCTGGTGTGTACGTCTTGACTGCTGGTTGCCACGGAATCTTTAGTGTCTCGTACTCGAACTTGATCTTGTGTTTCTGTAGAAACTTTGCTGTACGTTTCTCTAAGCCTGATCTGTAACGCACTTCGGTGGCTCCCATAGTTGGTTAGGATAACGACGTAACCAGAGTAGTCTGGCATTCTCAATGACACGATCCTCTTCGCCACCATACTGGTGCAGACACTCTTCGTAAAGGTCAGCCTCCGTCTGGCAGTCCGTTAACATTTTGTTTGCTTTTGCTGGGCCTACACCGTAGATACCTTTGATGTTATCAGCACGATCACCTGTCAGTATCTGTGTGTAGAAAAACTTAAGACCATCGAAGTCATCGACAACTGTAAATTCTTTCTTGTTTGGATTGTAGTGACGACAAGGAATCTGTAACATATCTTTGTCAATAGAGACAATGATAGACTCCTTGCCGCCCTCCGTTGCTGCGATCCCTATAAGATCGTCAGCCTCCTCACCCTTAGACACAATGGCCTCCCAGTTCTTTACCATGTGCTTGCGGATGGATTCCAAATGCTGAGGTTTCTCAACCTCCTTACGATTACCCTTGTACTCCGCAGTGGTGGCAATATCATAACGGAAGTTACCCTTGCCTGTCAGGAATACTTGGTAATCCTCAACGTCATACTCAAGAATGCAGGAGTAGATAGCCCACTGGATCAGGTCATCAACCTTATCTAATGCATCCTCAACGTCCTGATCTTCACATGAGAATGCAGCACGGTACGCAAAGATGTCACCGTCAATGAGAATCTTAGGCTTTGTTTGCTTCGTCTTTTTCTCTGGCACGTTGACGTTCCTCATCTGTCATGGGTGTTATATTAGTTCGATCTAACTCAACTTCAATACCCTTCTTTAACATTTCTACAAAACCGAAATTAAAGATAGCAGCGAAGGTTGCATCATCCATGTCTAGTTTGACAAGTGCTGATCCATCCTCACGTTCTTCTAATGCTATAACCTTTATCTCACTCATTGTCCGTACCCTCGTAGTGCTGCCCATGAAGTAGGAAACAGTTCCATCATCTTGTCACTGATATGTGAGGCTACCTCACGTGACTCTGCTTGTGTGTCAGGCATACCACGTAGACGACACATATCTGCAAAGGCATCTAATGAACCTGACCAGTACCACTCAGTGACCATGCTCTGTGGCAGTACCATACGTGCTTGCTCAGGTGCTACACCCTGTTCCAGTAGGTAGTTATATGTCTCTAGACTGTAGACATTTATCTCAGTCGGGTGGTAGGCTTGCCGCATTTGGTGATCCTCATAGAGTGTAACGACACCTTCACTACCCTGCTTCTTGTCTGCACTACGTCCACGCCACTGATCAGGTACATAGAACTCAGGGTCTTCGTCTACATAACGACGTGACACTTCGTTCCAACGTAGGAACTTATGCTTCACTAGCTGACGTGCAACAAAGACAGGAGCAGATACGTGGAAAGAAGCAAAGCAATGCCCAAAAGGAGAAGTATGCTTATGCCGTGCAAGGTAGTGAATAAGTTTTCCATCAGCCTGAGAAAGGACATTCTTCTCTCCATTGTGAATCTTAGGTATCCAGTCTGACTTCTTGTTGAACGATACACGTGCGGCGTTGACAACAGACAAGTCACTGCCCATGTGATCAATGTAAGTTACTTTTATCATACGACAACTCCACTACCATTCCTGTGTTCCATTCATCTGCTTCCTGTGCAGCCTCTTCTAGTGTGTCAAATGTTTTAGGATCGTTGTCATTTGACGTAAAGGGATTGTTGTTTGACACAAACATAAGGTCACCATCTATGTCAATCATTACAGCGTATCGTTTCAATGTATCACCTAGTAAAAAGGACAGGGCCGAAGCCCTGCCAGTTGAGAGGAATCTATGCCGCTTCTTCGTCACGATCAGGGATCGGAACGTGCTCTAAGATTTTAACACCTAACAAACTTGTACGTGAGTAGGTCTTACCGTCCTGTCCTTGGAAGGATGTGATCAGGTTGGTTACCTCAGCAAGTGATCCGTTACCGATGTCACCACCGATGTCAACATCCCAAGGCTGTCCGTCAGGGCCAGTTACCTTAGGTGCACCACCCGCCTGTTCGATAACACGTCCGTCCTTGGCTGTCACCAAGTGCTTACGTTCGAACTTAACAACTAGCTCACCCTCAAGCAGACGCTTCTGGTTAGGCTTCTTCATAGTACCAGCTGACTTTAGTTTGTCGTACTGTTCCTTGTCGAGAATCTGGTTCACTGTGTATGCACCTTGGCAGTCCACGTATGCACCCTCGTAACCTTCCATGTCACGGGTGTTCTCGAAAACCTTAGCCCATTCGATGGGGCCAGTTGTTTTTACTTCAGTATATTTAGCCAATGGTATTCTCCTTTCTGGCTTCGTGTCTATTGCATATAGCAACAATAGAGGTGATTGTCAAGCAAAAAATTACAGGTGACAATGCAAATATCCAAATCAATGGGTGTCTCTCCAGTTCTTGCCGATGTCAGTTGAACCTGCCAGAGGGCAGATCATGTTGAAGTTCTTGCCAGTGTCTACGATTGACTGGCGTTGTATCTCACCTAGTAGTTCTGCGTCTTTGTATTCTCCTGTTACTTCTGTCTGCCATTCATCATGGGGCCATGTGACTAAGCGGAAGTCTAACCACTGTCGCTTCGCACGGTACACCCACTGTAGTGCTGAGTGTTTCATGATGACAGACTCACCATTCTGTAGCATACCTGCCAGTGTCTTGTGTTGGTTAGGTACCTTGACCTTACGTCCGTCCAGTCCTTTGAACCAACCACGACTAGCAATCTCAGGTATACGTTTCTTCTTTAGCTTGGCTAGACCTTCGATGGATTCCATAAAGTTATCGACTGCCTGACCTGCTTCACGTTGATTGACCTTGAGTATCTGTGCAATCTTAGCATTACCAGCACCAAGTAAGAAAGCATAGATGAATGTCTTAGCCATGTCACGTGTGATGTGTGACATACCCAAGGCCTTTCGGTTCAGGTTGTGGATGTCAGTCTCGTCCTCTTTCTTACCTGACACAATCGCATGTACGTATTCCTCTGACCGCATGAGATGGGCAAGTACACGTAACTGGATACCCTCAGCATCTGTACCTACCAGCCATGATCCTTCAGGGACACACCACAAGGCACGGAACTGACCATCATACTTAGCCTTAACCTTGTCCACCTCAGACACAGGATCACCATGAAACTCAGCAGGGATGTTAGCCTGATTAGGGTTGCGGTGGGACATACGTCCTGTCCATGCACCGATGTGTGCAAAGCTACCATGAATACGTGAATCGTCACCACAGTGGCCTAGCCACTCCACCAGTGAGGATCGGCGTCCCTCAAGGGTCAACCACTCGGCAAGACGTTTGCCTCCTGCTGGGGCTGTCTCAGGCAGTGTGCTAAGGT